CTTTCTACAGAAAACATAGAATGATTATTTTTCGTAATTTAAAATGGAAGAACTTTCTTTCAACAGGAAATTTCTTTACTGAACTTAAACTAGACAACAACAATACCACATTGATTGTTGGCTCTAATGGTTCGGGCAAATCTACAATGCTTGATGCATTGTGTTTTGTGCTGTTTGGTAAACCGTTTCGTAATATCAACAAAGGACAACTTGTCAATACAATCAATCAAAAAGATTGTACAGTTGAAATCGAATTCGACACAGGCAACAAATCGTATAAGATTATTCGTGGTATCAAACCAAACGTGTTTGAGATTTACTGCAATGGTGCTCTAGTCAATCAAGATGCCGCAGTTAGAGACTACCAAGAACACTTAGAGAAATTCATTCTCAAACTCAATTACAAATCATTTACTCAAATTGTTTTGTTGGGTAGTGCATCGTTCACACCATTCATGCAATTGTCTGCTAGTGACAGACGTTCTATCATTGAAGACTTGTTAGACATTCAAATCTTCTCACGCATGAATAGTGTACTCAAAGAAAAGTTTCAGATTCTAAAAGAGAATTACTCTAGCGCAAAATATGCATTTGACTTGAAGACTGAAAAGGTTCAAATGCAAATTCAGTTTATAGAGAACTTGAAAAAGAATACTGAGGCTAAGATTGCACAACAAGAACTTGAGATTGCAAATACTGAAATTAAAATTGCACAATCTACAATCACCGAAGCAACTCTGCAACAAGACTTGTCTGTTTTGGTTGAACAAATTTCTGATAAATCTAAAGTTGATTCTAAACTAGTCAAGTTTGCAAATCTTAAAAACAATCTAGGTAGAACAATGTCGAAAGTCAATGCTGACATTGAATTCTATGATACCAATGACGAATGCCCAACTTGCAAGCAAGGTATTCCGCATGAACACAAAACGTCAATTGTTGACGAACGCAAAACTAAACTGAAAGAAGTTGAAGATGCATTGTCTAAGTTGGATGTTGAAGTTGAACAACTTGCCGCTAGACAAGATTTGATCGAATCTATTGCTGAACAAATTCAAGATAAGAAATCTGAATTGACAACAATTCAATCTGAGATTTCTGTCGAGAGGAGATACATTGATACGATAAAGAAAGACATTGAACGAATCAGAAATGCAAAGCAAGATACTGATGCTGAAAATGAAAAGTTGTTGACACTCAATAATGAACTTACTGAACTCGACAACAACATGAAGTCTTTATCAGAAGAACGACTATACTATGAAACTGCAACATCATTGTTGAAAGACACAGGTATCAAAACGAAAATCATTCGACAATACATACCAGTAATCAACAAGCTAGTTAACAAATATCTTGCATCACTAGATTTCTTTGTGAACTTCAATCTCGATGAATCATTCAAGGAAACAATTAAGTCTAGACACAGAGATGACTTTACGTATGCATCATTCAGCGAAGGTGAGAAGCAACGTATTGATATGGCATTGATGTTGACTTGGCGTGCTGTTGCTAAACTGAAGAATTCGGCAAGCACAAATATTTTGATTCTTGATGAAATCTTTGACTCTAGTTTAGATACAAATGGAACAGAAGACTTAATGAAGATTCTAAATCTGCTTGAAGGTTCTAACTTATTTGTGATATCGCACAAAGGAGATATTCTTCAAGACAAATTCTCAAACGTAATTCGATTTGAGAAAGTAAATAACTTTTCGAGGATAGCAAAATGATTGAAATGAAATATGTGCCAGAAGATTCTGAAATTCTATTGACAGAGTGTAAAGATTTTGATTTTACAAACCCACCACATGACCCTAAAGAACTCGCACAAGCATTGCACGATACTATGGTTAAGAGTGATGGTTTAGGACTATCAGCTAATCAGGTTGGTATACCATATAAAGTGTTTGTAATGCGAACTGGTGATAAACCTTTTGCAATGTTTAATCCTAGAGTTGTTGACATGTCTGATAAAGAAATTTCAATGAAGGAAGGTTGTTTGAGTTTTCCTTTATTGTATCTGAGTGTTAAACGACCGGATGCTGTTCGTGTTAGATTTCAGAATGAACATGGAGAAACAAATACAGAGAGATTCATTGGCATGACTGCCAGAATCGTTTTGCATGAGTTTGACCATATGCTTGGAAAAGTGTATACTCAAAAGGCTTCACAATTTGAAACGCAACGTGCATTACGTAAACGCATGATTTTAAAACGTAAGGTAAAAAAATGAAACCCTGGCAACATGGATATGATATAGACTATCTTAAAGGTCTAGAAAAACAATACGAAGAGTATAACAAGTATACGCTATCGCCTTTTGCGAAATACAAAAAGAACAACATTGCAGAAGCATTGCACAAAGGCACACTTGTAAAGTTGGATGAGACTTCAATGCTTGAGATTGCGGAATCAAAATCTGCAAGCAACATCACAATGCATGGCGATACGATTATCGCTAAGAAACAAAAGGGTGATGTGACATTTGGTAAACTTGTTGGTGACACTCAAATTCTCAAACTTGAAATTGTAAAATACAAAAGTAATGATTGCTGGATGTATGTTTGGGCAGAGAACAAAGCACATTGTGAGTTTGCAGAAGATTTGGGATTCTGTTATGTCGGTCCTAAAATTACAACATACGGAGAAGTCTTTGCTATCTACTACAGAGGTAAGAAGAGAGACTTTCCGAAAGTAGACCCTGCTGAATTTTTGTCAATTAAAAAAGTTGAAAATGTTGATTTAAAAATTGTTGAAACTATTGCAACTAAACTCAGCGAACTACCAGCATTCACTAATCACTACAGCAATTACAACAAGGGTAAATCTTGGGGCGCATTGTCATTACGTGGTTACTCTAGCGATCCTGCATTCATTACTAAGCCAATTGAAATGAGTGATGCATGGAAAGAAGAACACAAAGACAATGCATACTTTTTACAAGATACAGAATTGTTTGATGTGTTTCCTGAAGTGCGTGAGTTGATGAAACCTTATGGCGACAACTTACATCGTGTTCGTTTTATGAGATTGAAACCTGGTGGTGGAGAACTTGAACGACACACAGACCAAGTTGATCCTGATTCTGGTGGTTCAAAAAACAAACTTGCACGTATTCACTTTCCTATTAAGACAAACGACAAAGTTGTTTTTACTGTATGGGACACTAAAGGCGTTGCACAAACAATCCATATGAAGAAAGGTGAGTGTTGGTTCTTAGATACTCGCAAGCCTCACATGGCTGTTAATGGTGGTGATGAAGAACGAATTCACCTTGTTGTAGATATTGTAACTGAGACTCCTTTATATGATAAACTCATCGCCTGAAGAATTATTAGAACTGATTGGTGATTGGCAAGACCCTAATCCCGCACCAGTCATTGAGATGCACAATGGCATTCATGTAGTGCGTGATGACTTGCTGAACTATGGAAGTAAAATTCGTTTCGTTGATTACTTCATCGGTCATGCACCAGAAAACAAAGACGTAAAAGAATGGGTGTTTGGTTCTTGTCCTGCTACTGGCTACGCACAAATCAGTTTGCCTGTTGTGTGTGAACGTTATGGAAAGAAAGCAGTTTTGTTTATGGCTGAACGTAGCATGGACAAATTACATCCATATCAGCAACGTGGCATTGAACTCGGAACAGAATATCATTGGGTGAAGATGGGCATGTTGAATGTGACGCAAGCACATGCTAAAAGATACACCGCAGAAGACGCCATACATAGAAGAGTGCTACCACTTGGACTAGAACATCCTACAGTACTCGCTTCAATCATTAAAGTTGCAAGACAGTTACCAGTACAACCAAAAGAAGTTTGGTCAGTCGGTTCTTCTGGCACAATGAGTAGAGGCTTGCAATTAGCATTTCCTGATGCTATAATACATGTAGTGCAAGTCGGACACAATATGAAAGAGCGTGAGATTGGAAGAGCAATTCATCATGTTTCGCCATACAAGTTTGATAAACCTGTTAAAGAAAAGGAGTTACCACCGTTTCCATCAGCACCAACCTATGACGCAAAAGGTTGGAAACCAATGATTGACTGGTACGAAACTCACGAAAAGACGGGTGACGTACTATTTTGGAATGTTGCATTTTAACTCATAGGAGTAATAACATGAGTACAGAAGAAGATAAAGTTAAACACTCTCGCAGACTTCTGCAAAAAGAAAATCACATTAAAAGACAAGTTAAGATTGCAAAGGCACATAATATACCAGTAGATGAACCTCACACATTAGCAAAACATTCAGCACTTACTTGCGGAGATTCTAATTGTGTGATGTGTGGTAACCCTCGAAAGTTTTTTAAAGAACCGACAATTCAAGAAAAAAGTTTTTATCAACAGAAACTCATAGAATGATTAAAGAGAAATATCTAGGTGCATACATGAAGACTGCAAGAGTCTTTGCAGAATTGAGTAGCGCAAAACGTAAGCATGTTGGTGCGGTTGTCGTTAAAGATGACCGCATCATTTCAATTGGTTATAATGGTATGCCAAGTGGGTGGGATAACAATTGTGAACAAGTTGTTGGACACAATCACGAAGGTCCTGTACTCAAAACAAAAGCTGAAGTTCTCCATGCAGAATCAAATGCCATTGCAAAGTTAGCAAAGTCTACCGAGAGTGGTGATGGTGCAAGTATGTTTATCACTTGCGCTCCATGCATGGATTGTGCTAAAATGATATTTCAAAGCGGTATCAAAGAAGTATTTTACGGTGAAGACTACCGTGATGATGATGGTATTCGTTTCCTAAATAAATGTGGAATAACTGTAAAACAAATAACATGACAAAACATTTTTATGAACGTAATGATTGGTTATTGAACCACGAAACAAATAAGACATTTGAAGAAGTGCAATGGATGACTGAAGACGAATTTCGTCAATGGTTTATTGATTTGCGTAAA